GGGGTGTGAGAACCTAGCAAACCAAGAAACTCCCACCATGAATGTGGTGCCTGAACACGAATCTGCACGGGGTTCAGGGATAAATCTAATATTGCGCAATACCAGTTACGTATCAGGACATGAAGAGTTAGCTACTCGCATGTTCTTATTTAAGGAAATGGAAAATCTATATTGGAACACTACATTTTATAATAAAGTTAGTGAGTTTTACGTTTTCAATGAGCAGCTGAGGGATGGTACCTTCGGCATTGACGCCATGAGCTTGTTAGAAGCTGTTTCAAATTCGATCATAGATCCAATAAAGTTGGTCGAATACAGCGACAGGCAAAGGAGGAGGGAGGAGATGAAGAAGTTCATTCCGGTAGAGGCCTCTTCATCTTGGGCAGCATGGATCAAATCTTTTAAAAAGGGGTTTGTGCAGAGACATGATGCTATAGCAGAAAGGATTTTTAAATTGGTTGATGATCCAGAGGATCAACCGACACAGGAATTTCAGGTCAAAATGAAGGAAAGCAAAAAGAAAGGCAAAGAAACTGTTGAAGAGTTTACAAACGTGGATAAGCATGTTTCTAGCCTTATTGCTATGTATAAACTAGAGCGTCCTAATTGTTCTAGCCTTCGTGAAGCCAATGTTATGATTGTTAGCCGTTGGATTAGTCAAAAATTGGATACTGATCCTTTTTACAAACAAATGGTAAACAAGCACAAGATGATGATTATGGCAGGGGTTAGATATGGGGTTTTTGTTCCAAATATTCATGAGGTTCGGGCTCGTGAGATGTTTGCTCAACCAATGGTGCAACAGCGTGTGCAAAGATCAATCCAACAGAATAAGGTTTTCAGTTGGGGAGGAAGCACGGGTTGGTTTCCGGGGTTCGTCAATGTGGCGGACCCTGGGCAGCCATAGGGGGGCCCAATCAAGTCACCTGGGATGGACTGTGCTATAAGCACAGCTCCCCAACATCCCTGGCTCAAGGTGACTAGATGGGCGAGCAAGAAACGTAGGGTGCGGTCTACTTACAGGCTAGCTGGCGTCGGAGAATGCCACAGCTACCGTGCATATAATGACAGCGTGACCGCCATGGAGCGAGCGTTTAAGGAAAGGATGTACTTTTATAAGGATGATATGGGAAATTGGAAGGATGTTCCAAGACCTGAGCATCAACTTATTTTCAAAGAGTCTAGAGAATTCGTCAAGCTTTTTAAAAATCTGGCTTCGCACACGAACCCAATCAAAATGGAGGACTTTCCAAGTCACTTCGATGGTGCGAAGCGGGCCAGATACCAAAGAGCGGTGGATGAAATCTCACAATCATCTAGAATCGATTACAAGAGGATAATGAGGATTAGACACTTCCCGAAATTTGAAACGCACAACCTAACGCTCAAACCAGATCCAAAGCCTAGAGGCATCAATCCCCCGGGGGATTGGGCTCTAGTGTTGATGGGCATGCGCATTAAGCCGCTTGAAAAGAAAATTTATAAGGTCTTGGAGGAGATCTTCGGTTACAAAATTATTTTCAAGGGAATGAACCAGGAACAGAGAGCAAAGCTATTCAAGGAATACTATGACACATTTGATGACCCTGTCAGTGTGGATGAGGACGCCAGTGCTTTCGAAGCTTCTGTTGACTCCAACTGGTTGTCGTTCACACACGAAATATATATGTTGTTTCTCCATAAAGATAGGGAAATGGCAGAGATGCTAAAATGTACGCTACTTAATGTAGGTAGCGCCCACACACATGATGGCAAGATTAATTTCAAATTTGAGGGAAGGGGATCTGGTTATCCAGACACCTCCCTAGGAAATTGTCTAATCTCAGCTTTTCAATTCTGGTTGTTCATGAAACAAAATAATATTTCTAAACATCGTTGCGGTATCGATGGTGACGATAAAACTCCGATCCTGGAGCGGGCGGACGCTATTAGAGCGGGTGTCCGAATAAAAGAATTCTATTTACGACGTGGATTCAGAATAACTTGTGGCAAGCTCGAACCTGAATTTGAGAAGTTAAAGTTCTGTGGTTCCAGTCCAGTCGAAGTAGATGGGGAATATATTATGGTTAGAAACCCAAAGATTTGTATATCTAAAGATAGTGTCTCAAGAAAACCATTAGATGGAGAGAGGAACTTTAAAAGATGGATCAAATCAGTTGGGGAGTGTGGTATGGCTCAAAATGGTGGAGTGCCAATTTTACAAGAGTTTTACTCATGTCTAGATCGTAACGCTGGTGACGCGGCCCCATTCGAACATGATTCTTTTATGAACGAGGCTTATTCTCATAAGGTCAAAGGAATGAAACGAAGATATAAGGATGTTGTAGAAACTACTAGAGCCTCTTTTTATTTTGCATTTGGAATATCTCCAGATGAACAAGAATCCATAGAAGAACACTATAGAAGTCTTGTCCTGACCTACGAATACAATCAAGAGAATGTCTTCGAAATGCCCCTACCTTGGTAGGGGCCCCCAACGTAAGGTTAACAGACGTGTCACATACGTCCGTCCCCAGTGTCCGAACAAGCATATACAAGCTATAAGCATGGCATTTTGGGCCCATTGGCTAGCTACCAATGGTTCAGATTAAAAAGTTCTGGTAATCATCAAATTAAAGTGAAGTACTACTCCCTGCCACTCGGGTGAAGGCTTGCCCCCACCTTTCGCTTCAGGGCGATAAATGGGGGCATGGGGTCCCTACACGTAATCGCCCAAATCTCTCTGAGAGCTAAACAAAATGCCAAGAGACTGCACGGCGCTTCCTAGTTCCTTATAGGTTGTGTAGGGATGAACAGTCCCCGGATCATAGGGAATCCCATACTATGAATAAAAATGCGAATAAAACAAAACAAAAAGGATTCGTCGAATCCAGAAACAAAGCTTATGCCAAGCGTGAAAAGAAAGGCATCAAAGGGCCCATCCAGTATGCTGGTGGTGCTATTGGCACTCTTGCCGGTGGTTACCTCGGCGGTCCCATTGGAATGGCGCTTGGCTCTTCCCTCGGAGACCTTGTTGGGAAGGGCATTGGTTGGATCACAGGATCTGGAGACTATGTCGTCTCAAGTCCAAGAGGTGGCATCCCTTCCTTTAGAAACCAGGAAAGTACAGTTATCACTCACAGAGAGTATATAACAGATATCACTGCTGGACCGACCCTTACCGGAGGTGCCACAGCTTTCGATATCACCAAGTACCCCATCAATCCAGGACAGACAAAAACCTTTCCATGGTTAGCGAGTATTGCTTCCAATTATGAGGAATACGAGATATTGGGCATGGTATTTGGCTATGTCCCAACTTCTGGAGAGAGCGTTGCGTCTACTAACACAGCTCTCGGAACAGTCATACTTTCCACAGAGTACGACCCAACTAAGCCTGATTTCGTTAATAAACAGGCTATGGAGAATTATATGTTCTCTAATTCCGGGAAGCCTTCTCAACCGCTCCTTCATCCTATTGAGTGCAAGAAGAATCTCTCGCCTGTTAAACAGCTCTATGTCCGTAATACTCTTATTACTGGGACAGATCTTAGATGGTCAGACTTTGCTAATTTTTACATTGCTACTGTTGGCTGTCCAGCTGTTGGCACTGTACTTGGAGAACTTTGGGTCACCTACAGAGTCAGACTACACAAGCCAAGATTGCCAATAACAGTCTCTTTGGGAGGCCAGATTGCTTCTGGATATGTAGAGAAGACTGGAGTGACTGCTGCTAATGTTGGAGGAACTGCTTTTCAAAAGGTGCGAGGTTCGATCCCAATAGCTGTGTCCATTGCTGGAAATGTGTCTTTCCCTGCAACACCAAATATGAACTATCTTGTAGTGGTTTGTATGAGGGCAACATCTTTGAATTCAGTTACCTTTAATACAGTTGTAGGAGCAACACAGCTTACTTATTATTTTTCTGATACTGCCAATACGCAGACATCTTCAGCTAATGGACCTGTAAATGTTTCAACAATGCAGCTCCAGTGCACTAACACTGACACTGATGGCGTTATAACGTTCAATTTTACGGCCGCAGCAATCGTGGGAACTGGTTGGGCAGAAGTGTACGTTACACAAATCGACGAAACCATTTAGGTCATTGACCTTGCAATGTACGGGACCATAATGGTCAACGGATTAACGACCGTTCAACCGCAGTTAGGAGGAAGGACACCTATCAAACCCGTCAAGAAATTTGCGATAATTCATTGCTTAAAGCACTTTGGAAAACAGTTTCAGTCCAGTTTCCATAGTATTTAGACTGCCGTGCCAAAGAAACAAACAGTCGGCGTGTTGTTTGTGGAAGGGCGGCGCGGAAGATTAAGACTAGCC